CCTAAAGCGAGGGCTTTAACTATTGTATCTAAATCTTGATCGTTAATAGGTAGGTCCATTTAAGTAAAAAACAGTTCTAGGTTTACAGTTTTCTCAACATTCCACCCAATAGCATCAAGAATGATTTTGAGTGGTTCTAGGAAAGCTTTATCAAATTGTAGATCGTAATCAACATACTTGTCAAGACCGATCTCATGTGGAAAGTCCTGTATAAACGAAATAATATTCTCGTGAATAATATTAGGTTTCTTCAGATAACAGAACTTAATTTTCTCTCCATTCTGGATGAGTGAGTATTTATTATCCAACTTATGTTTTTTGACATAATGGTTGTATAATAATGCACCCCGTATATGTATAGGAGTTCCTTTTGCATAGATGGTAGAATGTGCTTGATACTTAACAACATCAGATGCTGAACGTGGAAATGATATCTCTTCAGGTGGAAGTTTCTTAAAATCTTTACGTGCTTTATCAATAAACTCAATTACATCATCTTCTGTTCCATTCATCATTATTTTAAGAGCATCCTTAATCATAGTCCGACAAGGAGCAGGTGTTGAGGATTTAACTGCCTCAATACCCATCATCTTTAACTTGGGTTCTTCATACCTAACTCCCTCACTATCCCATACGTTTAAAATATATCTTTTTTTAGCAGTCCAGATACCACGATCAGCGATATTCTCTCGCTTCATTTGCATTTTTTGGTCATAGGCGTTGACATACCCGGCCAATTCTTGGTAAGAACTTTCAATAAAAGGCTCGAATTCATCTTCACACACCTTGTTAAGGAACCTAACAACGCCCTCATTAGTTTTCTCTCTCCCCTCGTATACACGTTCAACCAGAGGACCCAAATTAAGATAAATGGAATCGGTATCAGAAGCAATAACATAATCTACATCCTCAGTTTTCAATATCTTATTAAGATGAGCATTCATCTTATTCTCTATCCAACGAATGGATACTTGGCCAGACAAAGTAATGGCTTCGGCATTAGCAAGTTTGTAATACCTAAAGTACTGATTACCGATAGCACCATAAGCAGAGTTAAGTGATATCTTCTTTGCCATCTGGATATTATTACACCTGGCAATCTCTTTCTCAAGTGCCTTCGTCGGGGTCTTCTCATACTCTTGTTTAGCAGCAAGCATTCTCTTCTTGAATACTACTCTATCACCATACATCTTATCCATCAACTCTGGCAGGAATCCACGCACATCCTTTCTATACTGTGCTCCATTGGCACATGTGGCATACTCCTTACCAATCTCTATCTCTTGATTTAAAAACCTCTCAACGCTTGCGCCGGGACATCTAGCCTCCCTGAGGGTTTCGGGGCTGATGTTATATTGCATAATAAGATGAGGATACAGGCTATTGAGGTCAAAAGAGACAACCCAATCATAGCGTCCCGGTTTCGGTTCCTTAACATAAGCTCCTGCGTATTTTTCTGATTTGGTAGATTTGTTTTTAGGAGGAATAACAATATTCCTTTTCTTCAAGTAATTATAAATGATGTTATCCCACATCCTTACTTGATAAAACACATCGTTATAATTGACCTTTGCATCATATGCCATTGTCAATGCAAGTTCAATGAGTTTCATCTTGTCTTCCAGACGGTCAACAAGTTCCACGTCCACTATATTATATTCAATAAACTTCTGCCAACCCTTTGTGTAGAAATCCTTAAAAGTATCAAATTCAGAGTGGTCTAGTTTCTTCTGTCCCAGTTCTACTTCTGCAATATAATCCAATCTATAGGATTCCTGGGCTTTATATGTAAACTTCTTATAAAGATCCAGATAATCTAACTGCGTAACACCCCCAACATCAAATACTGTGTGGGTACGTCCCATGAGATGAATTTCACTTTCGCTACATAATCCCCAAGGAGACATTCTCTTCATCAATTTCTCACCAAGCACCCTTCTCAGACGCTTACAAATATAAGGTATGTCATATAATTGAATGTTCCATCCAGTAATCACATCAGGAACATCTTCCATCCAATAGTTAATAAAATGATTCAGCAAATCATATTCAGTATTACACTGATGATATGTTACATCCTTCCTATTATTCTCAAAGGGTTTAATTCCCCAAGTAATGATCTGCTTAGTAGTATAGTCTTGGATTGTGATTGCCAGAATCTCTTCTGAACACGATTCAACATCAGGGAAACCTTGCTCAGACGCAACCTCAATATCCAAAGTAACAAGCTTAACTTTAGATATGTCAAACTTGATTTCATCCTCCGGATATTTCTCCGATATGTACTGGTAAATATACCGATCATGCCCGTATATCTCAAAGTTCTCGATATCTTCATACTTCTTATAGAACTCACGACAATCCCGTACTGTTCCTGGATTAATTGGTTCAACTGAATCTCCCGCCAACGTTTTATATTTAGCCTTTCCTTTAGATTTGACAAATAACGTTGGGAAAAACTCATCCCTATGTTCATATCTCCTACCATTATCTACACCTCTGACCAGGAATTGATTCCCGATTAACTGCACATTGGTGTAAAATCTCATTCTTTAGTAAGGTCCAAATATTTTTCAAGGAGGGTAGGTGTTGGTTCTGCCAACGTAAGTATTTTATCAGAACCCATCATAAAAGTGGTCTCCCTTGTGACACTTGTTAAAAAGGGTGTAAGTGTCTTTCCATCAGCAACCACAAATGGATTGATTAACTTACAATCAGGTTCTCCAATATCAGCAGAACCTACTTCCTCAATTTCACTAATTAGAATCTGTTGATTCGCTAGTGCTAGAATTTTTATTTGCTTTTCCATAATTTACAATGTCCTCCAGATACATGTCCTTAAGTTTAGTGATAGGTTCTACTATAGTAATGACCCAATCAGATGTAATGGGAATAGTATCCTCTTTAGATAAAGGCATCCAAGGAAAAAGAGAAACCTGAAACCCTGCTTTTTGCTTACTCCCTTCTTCTTCCCCAAGAGTTCTAGGGTCTAACATTTTAATAGTACAAGGTTTGTTGAGAAAATATCCAACCACTCTTCTATCTTCATTCTCACCTACTGCCATTTCTGTAATATCGGAAATGATATCTTCCCCAGACTTAAGCAGTAATAGTTTGATTGACATGATGCCTATTTACCTCCCTTTATTTTAACATAAAAAAAGAGGATCGTAAAGACCCTCTTATCCATCTCGAACCATCTCTATTTAGAGATAGTCCTTCCGAGCATGATGATCAGGAACTACTTTTCCTAATTCTATGACCAATAATCCATCATCGAATCTGACTCCTCTGACCTCGGTATCATCCGAGATTGTCCAGACCCTAGAGAAAGACCGCTGGGCCAATCCTTTATGGACAAATTCTCCATCATCTTTTGATTCTTCTTTTTTGCCCTGTACATATAGTTTTCCAAACTCCGTATAGACGGATACTTCATCTTTCTTAAACCCCGCAAGGGCGATTTCGAGTCTCGATTCGACATTGTTTACTTGTATCAAATTATAAGGGGGATAGTTTGTAGTAGGACTGTCCCAAAATCTATTGAGATAATCATCCATTCCAATACTATTTCTACTTATCTTCTCAAAGAGTTCTGGAAGATTTGCAGCGTGATACCTGGCTAGTGTGCCCATGATTGTAGCTCCTTTAAAAGCGAGTTTGTGTTTTGTGAACCCTTTCGGCGTTCATACCTATTTATAGCACAAACCCCTATTTTGAGGTAGTCGGAATACCCCATATATTAGTACAGTAATCCCTAATAGATCGGTCCGAGGAGAAGAATCCCGAACGCGCAACATTAATTAAGGACATACGTTGCCAATTCTTCCAGTCCTTCCATGCACTCCCTACGCGGTCCTGAGCATCACAGTAATCAGAGAAATCTGCCATAACACAGAAAGGATCATGATTTAATAAATTATCTAAAAGTGGGCGGAAAGTATCTTTATTACCATTACTAAAATGTCCTCCTTTGACAAGGTTTATTACTTCCCATAATTCTTCATTCATATGATGTTTAGGATCATATCCATTTGCCCATAGATCTGCTATTCCTTTTTCATCATTACCAAATAAGAAGAAATTATCTTCTCCCACCAAATCACGTATCTCTACATTAGCACCATCTAATGTACCAATAGTAACAGCACCG